TAGCTACGATTACACCCAACGTATATTGATACCACTCGGGCATCTGCTCCAAAGCAGCAAAGCCTTCAGCAACTGTGGTGCGCCCCCAATCCCCTGTGAAGCACAAAATTAACGGGATTGAGAAGAGTAGAACGAGATACTCGTCTTTCCAAGAGTTCATGGTGCCCTGCGCCATGATCTTTTCCCACTCCGCCTCAGACGTAGCTGCCGACTTCATAATCGTTGCTTTGGCTTCCGCCTCCACAAGCTTTAAGTTTGCTGCCGCAGCTTGTGCGTCAGCCTTTCCTTTTAGCCAGCCTCCAGCCAGCTCGGTCAGTGGACCTATTAATGCTTGTAACATTACTTGTTACCTCCCATGGCAGTAAAACCAAAATACGCAGAAGTAATACCCGCAACGGCCACAACATAGACGGCGGCTATATCTGCAAGTAAATTTGCGGCTTCAGACAGTCCAAGGAAAGATGAGAAGATGATGAGTAGGGGGTAGGCAAGCATTCCAGACAATGCAAACCAAGTCATTTTAAGTTGAGCATCCCGTTTGTGGTCAGCGTCTTCCATTTTACGACGCCGATCCTCTAGCATTATTTCACGTTCTTCAGGTTCAATAGTGCCGTTTTTATTTAAGTCATAGTCTTCTTGAGTCATTCAAGTACCTTTCAGCTATGCGCTTACGCGTGGTCAGTATAACTATTTTTCCATTATTGTCATATACAACATGTTGACCAAGCTTATTGGACCGCAATGTAAAGGCAGACGATTCCTGAGTTTTCGTGCTTTTTAAGGACTTTTGCTTCGACTTGTTCGGCATAACACGCTTCTTCGGTTTCAAAGGTGCCTATGTGGTAATACTCTAACTTACCATGTAAAAAATGTATCCAAACAAGCGCCCACATTACCAACGTCCCTGATTTTTACCAATAAGATACAAAACAAAAGACATGATCGCTATACCTATTGCCAGCGCAAGAATACCAACCGTCCACTCGATGATCTGACGCTTTAGCTCTTCTTTGCGATAAAGCTCTTCCTTGCGCTGTTTGCGCATCTGCGCCTCAATATGCAAGACTTCTTCCCATGCACTTGGGCCATAAGTCCAAGAAATAAACGACTTTATTTCCTTGCGCATCTCCTCCATTTTCTTTTTTTGAGCAAAGATTTGAAGCGCCGTTTCGTTATCAGACCCCTTAAAGCTATACCAAGGTGGGTTCTGTGCTTTATCTTCAGCATATTTAAAATCGCTGAAAGCTTTTCCCCACTGAGAAAGCTGACCCGTCATGTCTTGTAAATCACGCCCAACAGCAATTCCTTGCTTGAGCGCGTTAAACGCACTTGTCGCCAAACCAACCGCTGTAATAGGATCAATCATGGTAAGCTACTCCCGTAAGACAGGAGTAACTTAACACAAAATTACATAATTTTTAAGAAAGTTATCTTAGAAAACACCTCTAAAGCGTTGTGGTCGTGCAATGGGACTAAATCCCTTTACCACGCCGCCTCGTGCCATACGGGTCGCCTTGTCCTCTCCCGCATTAGATAAAGCAATGGCTACCGCTTGATTCTGCGGATAGCCCTCATCCCGTAGCTTCGAAATGTTGCTGCTTATAACTTTTTGGCTTTTGCCCTTCTTCAAAGGCATTTTAACAACCCATAAAGCTCTTGCCCTTAATCGCCGCACCGGCACCGCGCATTGTCATCTTGCGCATTGTGTCGCCAGCCATTGGCGCTTTCTTAGGCTTACCAACCAATTGTGGCTTCGGCGCATCCTTCGGCGCAGAGCCGTTTACTTTTACTGGACGGTTTTTCATTGTGGAGTACCTCCGTTACGTTGTTTCAATATCTCACGCTGCATAGCCGCATCGATACGCTGCGACGTCTGACGCTCTTGTGAAGCCAAACGTTGCTGGAATTGCGTCGCCCGCATCTGCTGGTTCTGCGCATCCAACTGTACTTTGGCTTGGTCGATCTGGTTGTCCGCCTGATCCGCTTGCGCCCTGATTTGCAACTCCTGCTCCTTGAGCTGCACAAGTGGGTCCGGGGCCCCCGCGCCAGACAACTGCTGCGACAACTCGCGAACCTGCTGCAAACCTTCCGCAACAAACTGAGCCGTCAACTGCTCCATCTGCAACATCTGTTCCTCGTCCGCAGGCTGACCGCCCTGCTGCTGAACCATCTGCAAATATTGCTGCGCCGCTTGCTCGCGGGCCGCGATCTGCACATGCTCCATAACGTGCTTCTGCAAGTTGATCGCCAACGGAGGCATCTGTGCCACCATCGGTGTTGCGCCAAACACAAGGTGCGCCATAATGTGCGCCTGATGGTTTTGACCCTCAAACGCCGTCAACGGTAACTGATCCAATGCGTTGATGTTCTCTTGCGCAGGATCAAGCGGCTCCGGTATCTCCGCAGGCGTCGCCTTCATCAAACGATCTACGTCGTTCACACCCAAAGCCTCATACATGTCACGGAAAACCTCGTGCATGTTGTGTATCTCAGGTGCTTGGGCCGCGAGCTGTAATTTAGTCTGCGCCAGCATAATCCGCTGCGATTGGCTAAATACATTCGGATTGCTGACCGGAATAACATCCACACGATCATCAAAATCCTTCGCCATAATAGTCTGATCCCCGCCGGGAACCGTATACGGATATTCCTGCGGCAAACTCTCAGACATCACACGCGCTAAAATCTTGAACTCCTGACGCATCGCATAGTGCAAACGCTTATGCACAGCACTCATGACCCGCGACCCTTGCTCCATCATCGCAATGGTCGTGCCAACAGCCGCCTGCTGATTGCCGTCACCAACCTTCAAATCAGTGATAGTTGCGAACCGCTGGCCAGCCTGAACCACAAAACCCAGCAAATTAAACAAGGTCTGGTCCGGCCCCTTAAACGGCAGCGGCATGAGGCTATCGCGAATAGCCCCACCGGGCGCGTCCACGTCCCGGAACTCACCCGGCTGCAAAGGATCGTCGTCATCCCTGATCCGCAGTCCACGGGCCTTGAAGCCCGCAGGGAGATTGGACAACGTACCAGCGTCGATCAACTGTCGCAGCGCCGCCGTGGCGGTCCGTGACAGACCACCAATCGTGTGGATCAAGCCTAGACCATAGAAGCCAAAGCCCGGTAGGAACTTAAAGTGCGTAAAGTAAGCAATCTTCTTTTTCAGATCGTCATCTTCACGGTAGTTCCGACGAATGGACAATATTTGCCCATTATCCAGCGACAACGTAACGACATAAGGTACGCGGATGCCCGTTGGCTCGCCATCCTCATCGCAATCCTCATAGCCCTCAAGGTCCAAATCTACGTGGCACTCAAGGATCGTACAGTCATAATCAATCTGAGAAGGCTCAATCCCGTCAATGCGGTCAATCGTGTCCTCTACTTGGTTCAACTCTTTCTGAGCAGGAATAACCTCAACGTCCAAATACATCCCCGCAAGCTGACGCTTGCGTAAATCGTTCAGAGACATCCGAACAACTTGCGTAATATTAGGACATGTTTCGAGGTCCGCGGTTTCATAAGGTACAACCAAGTTCTCCGCAGGGACAAACTTGGATACCGCACGACCTAGCGTCTCGTCATAGTATGTTTTCTTAAACGTAGACCCCGCCAGCGGCAAATAAAACAGCATTTGGTCCATGTCTGGCGTGTATTCTTCCATTACATTCGTAATGTAATAGTTCATAAACGTCTTCACACGCTGCGCTTGAGCCACCTTTTCGTTTGTTTCCGCACCCATCACAACAGTACGAACGGGCCCCGCAGGAGGTAAAAGCTCATTAAACGCCTGCGCTTGAAACTGTGTTGCCGCCTCTGCAAGCAGTGGGTGAGTCACGCCGGAGGCTCCACGGAAAGGTTGTGTCCGCTCCTCGTAAGTGAAACCTAAAAGGTCCAAACCCGTCTTATACGCGTCTTCCCACTCTTCTCGACTCGCCTTGTTGGCATCAAATTCTTCTAACAACTCCCCCGCAATGCGAGAAAGCTCGCGATCCGGCATCTCTTCCGCCAAGTTCGCATAAAAATCATCGTTCTCACCACGCTGGTCTTGCGGATCAAAGTCAATCTCAACGCCGCCGTCTTCCGTCGGAGTAATGCCAATCTCACCAACACCACTCGCCTCAATCATCGCAGTGACGTCCGTCTGACCCTGCGGAAGCTCCAGCTCCAACTCCGCAGACAATTCGTCCTCGTTGAGCTGCGACGGAACCGCCGTATCCATCAAGCTACTTTTATATCCGTTACGTGGTTCTGCCATCTAAATCTCCCTGATACGACTACTGATAATTCCGGTAACGCCGAGGCGAAATACCCATTACGCGCCTTGTCGTATCAAAAAATCCCCGCTCATTACGAGGAAAGTAAACATCGGGCCCCGTGGAAGGTGATACAAAGTTCCGTGGGGCGCGGGGCTGATCCGGAGATGGCGTAACCTGCTCCTCCGGAGTACGTCCCATAATTACATCTAATTGACGGAATATCTCCGCGTCAACCATCTGGGTCAATTCCTGCGCAGAAGCCTCAATACCAGCCCTAGCAAAAATCTGACGGCCAACAGCGTTGTTCCGTTTATCCATAGCCACATCACGCGCATTCTGTCCTCCAAACGGAAACGGCGCAAAACGGTCCAAAAACTCGTTGAAATTACCCGCACTCTCAGCCGTATCCATTCCATACTCTTGCGCCATAAGCGCCGAACCCAACATATGGCCTCGCGCATCCTCCAACTCCGGATACGTCGGTAAATCCCGACGACCCTCCGGACGGGCCATGCGAACGCTCTCCGGCTCATTGCCAGTTGGAATAACCATCTGACCCGCCTCCGGATCAAATACACTTGGGTAGTCATATCGATCAATAAGCTGCTCCATAAAGCTAGGGTTGCTACCATAAAGAGCCTCGGTCCGCGAACCACCAACACGGGCACTCTCCCGAACACCCTTCGTTACGTCATCCCCCGTAATCTTGTCCCAAAACACAGACCCAACACCGCTCTCCTCCGGCATCTCAGGCTGCAAGGATTCCGTCTCTAAATAATCTAAATACTCCGGCGTTGCTCCGGGGGCCGTGGTCTGCAAATCAATAAGCGTGACGTCACCGCCGTCCTGCATATAACGCACAGGATCATGCCCGGCTGCACCCAACTTAACCGCAGACTTGTACATGTAGCCGCCTTTCTGGTCTAATAATACACTCGCACTTTAGCAGAGTTTTGTTCATCTTCCCAGTCATCAGTTGGCAACTGGACAAAATTTCCTTGCCTATATCGCATAAGTGCCTGCGTCATACTATCAACCAAGTCATCATATTCTCCATTCGGAAACGCAGCCACCTCCTCTATCATCTCGTCAGCCCACGTCTCGTCGGGGGCCCAAACCATCCCCGCCTCAAACAACGGCGATACACTATGAACCCTACTCACCTTATCGTTACCGCGACTCGGAGTAAAGTTCACAACAGGTATCCCCATGTTCCGCAACTCATGCGTCAATGGCATACCACTCGCCTTCGCCTCAATAATAACCGTGTC